CCGGTGTTGAAGTAGAGGTCGCCAGTGGTCACCGCCGCGCCATTGCCGTCGACGGTTGGATCGTTTGCGAACGACCCGAGGTACTGGCCCTTGAACTCAGCGAGGGCTGCGACAGCGCTCGCGGCCGCGGAGACTGCGGCCTGCATCTCCGCCTGCGTGGCGACGGTGCCGACGGCAGCGTCACCGCTGGCGTCGAAGATCAGGCCCTTGTTGATGCGCGCGGCCGCCGCGGGCAAGCGCGAGAGAACCTCGCCATCTGGCGCGCGAACCGCCGCGTCGAGCTCGATCGCGACAGCATCCAGCCCCGTCTCGACTGCGCTGAAGTTCGCCTCGACCGTCGCCGCGCGCGCGAGGCCGCCGGGGATCAGGTCTTGCGTGTTGGTGAAGAACCGGTTGCTCATATCTTCGCCAGCTTCCTGTTCGTCTGCTGGAGGAAGACCCCCTGCAGGACATGCCCCCGGTCGAGCTTACCGCTGCTGTAGAAGGTCAGCGCTACGTTCCTGCCATCACCATCGAACGGCACCTCGGGCGCGCTGACTTCCGCGGCGTCCCAGAAGAACTCGTCCCAGTTGCTGGTCTCCCAGATGCCGCCGGCGCCATACGACACCGCGGTGTCGGCGGTCTCCACGTTCGCGGCCGCGCCGCTCGCGTAGCTGAAGTCGGGCTGGATCTGGATGGCCGAGTAGAGCTCGGCCGTCATCTCGATCTGGATGCCACGGTAGTGCTTGTCGATCCGCGGCCGCTTGTTCGACGTGTACCAGACCCTGACTCCAGCCGACAGGTCGGCGCCATCCATGGTCGAGCCGACATCGAGCTCGTACACGTGGCCGTCACTGCCGCCGATCATCACGCGCTCGATGCCTGACTCGTCCTTAGCGACATAGGCGACGTTCGCAATGGCAGGCAGGATCAGCGCGCCGAACTCCACGCGCCGGCCGCCGACGAACATGCTGATGACCCTGCCATCGGAGCAGAAGACCCGGTAGAGCTTGCGCGTCGCGACGACGCACGAGTCGACCACGAGGCCGCGCACGTCGTTGACCAGCGCCTGCACCGCGCCCGAGATCGGGTTGTAGGTGAAGTCGCCGTACTGCTGCGTCGGCGAGATCGAGATCACGCCGGAGTCATCGATGGCCACGCCGACATCGAGGAGCTGCAGGCTTCCATCGACGCCGCCGGACTTCGGCGCGATCGTGTTCAGCGCCCACACCGTCTTGTCCTTGCCGATGAGGGCCTTCGTGAACTTGCGCGTCGTGATCCCGAGCGCCTCGCCCGCGAGCGTGGCGATGCCGGTGATCGTGCCGCCGACGCCGATCTCCGCGGCGCCCTCGCTCGTCACGTATCGATGCGGGTCGCCGGCGGAGGATGCGATCAGGCTGGCGCCCTGCGCGAGCATCAGGTACCCGAGGTGCACGCACACGTAGGAAGGCGTGTCGACTGCGGACCCGGTGTTGATGAAGGCCACGTAATTGCCGTCGAACTCGAACGCGCGGCCGACTCCGTTGACCGAGTACACGCGCCGCGTGGCGTCGGCGGCGAAGAAGTTGTGCTCCCACGAGCGGTACTTGCCGCCGGGCGGGAAGCTCTGCGCGACGCTTGCGCCGCCGAGGGTGAGGGCACCGCCGCCAGTCGACGTCGCAGCGCCGGAGGCGAGCACGCCACCGCTGCGGCCGCTGATGACGAGCCTGCCGGTGTTCGTGCCGCTGACCAGCGTGCCGGTCTCGACGATCACCCGGCGGATCGTTGCGGTCACCCCGCCCTGCGTGAGCGTGTCGCCCTCGCCGACGCTCGTGTTCGCGTTCGAAAAGGTGACCTCTTCGGCCATCGTGACGGCCTGCCACCCGGTGGGGGTCGCCTTGTACATGACGCCGTAGCTCGCGCCCACGTCGTCACGCCAGCAGTACCAGCTCCCGCTGAAGTGCAGGACGCCGCGGATGGGCCCGGAGCCTGTCGGAGCGCTGATGTCCGCGCGCAGGAACACGCCGGCATCCACGAGGTTCTGGCTGTGCTCGCTCGATGACGGCGAGTAGGCGAGCGCCGAGGTGCTCGACGTCGAACCGATGTTGGTCGGGCCGACGAACATCGCCGTGCTGCCGGGCACCGTGCCGCTGACGTTCGCCAGCAGGATGCCTCCGGTCACGACCTTGATGAAGCGGCCACTGGCGACGCCGATCGTGACCGTGTCGCCTGCCGTGGGTGTGACCTGCAGCGTGCACGCGATCGACTGGTAGGTGACCTGCGATGGCCGCGGCCGCCCCGAGAATCGCTCGTAGCCCGCGAGCCGGCGGTAGCCGCCGTTCACGTCGGGCTCGTAGTTCACGCAGTTCAGCAGCGCGCCGCTCGGCACGCGCGAGGGAGGCGCGCCGATGAGCAGGCCTCCCCGGAAGGGCACGTACTCGGCGTCGACCTTCGGGAAGACCTGCTTTCGCATGGCTACCCCACCAGCGGCAGTGCGTCTTGGAGCTGGACGGCCTGCTCGGAGATCAGCTTGTCCATCATGAAGTTGTACGCGTTCTCGCCCTCGACGTAGGTCTCCTGCGCCGCCTTCGCGATGCCGTACTTCATCATGGTCCGGTAGACGATGAGCATGTGGTAGCTCGCCGGCATCGCCGGGACGTCGGCGTTGGCCGCCATCTCGGTCGCGTGCTTCACGTACTGGCCGTAGATCGTGTAGCCAGCCACCGGCTTGTTGACGACGATCGCGCCGGTCGCCATGTCGTGGCAGAAGTCCACCGGTGGCGCCGCCGCCGGCACGCCGAACATGTGGGTGTTGCGGAAGTCCGCGTAGTCCCACGGCGTCATGAAGCCCTCGGTCGCGCGCCCGCCAGAGGTCAGGTACTGGCGCAGCGTGTTCTCAAGGAAGAACCGGCAGTCGGTGACGGCAGGCGAGAAGTTCGCCGGCAGATAGGACTGCTGATCGAGGATCGTGGTGAACGAGAACTCGCCCCGCATCCACTGCCAGTAGTAGGTCTCGTTCTTGGCCCAGTGCAGCTGGATCTCCAGCCACGACTCGTTGACCCAGTTGACGAGCTTCAGGTACTCGCCCGTCTGGCCGGTGACGGCAGACGGGCCCGTGCCCTGCATTCCGCAGCGCTCGCGGGCCCGCTGGCAGATCTGCAGGAAGTTCACGATCAGCCGCCGGCCAGCTCAGCCTGCAGCCACGCGTTGCCGCGTGGCGTGTCGTTGCGAGTCTGGAACGGGTACTTCAGCGCGACAGAGCGATTGATGCGGATGTCGCGCGCGCCTTCCTCGTTGATGAACTCGTCGGTCGAGATCGTTTCGACGCTTGCTCTGCACAGCACGTGCACGAACTTGCGCCTGATCGCCTTCCACTCGCCGCGCTTGACCAGCTGGGTGACGCCATTCGACCCGAGCTGCACGAACAGCTCGTCGGTCTTTTGCTGGCCCTTGAGGATGTTGACCTCGACCAGCTCCTCCATGAACGCGAGAGCGTCGGCGTACTCGCCCGTGCCGTCCGCGACCACAGGGATGATCTCGTCATCCGGCCGCTCGATGTCTCTGATGCTGCCTGTCGACGGAAGGATGACCGAATCGCGCTTCGGCGCGTCGACCTCGCGAGAATCCTTGATGGTGCCCATGCTTCACTCCCCCATGGAAAAAGCCCCGGGCGGGAGTGCCCGGGGCTGGTTGCATCGGCCGGTCAGGTTAGACCGGCAGACGATCCGGCAGCGTCGCCAGCGACGTGACGGTGTGCGTCATACCACCGGTGTTCCAGTTGGACGAGCCGACCGTGAACGTGCCCGACAGGCCGCTCGCCGCGTGCAGGATCACGGCATACGGGCACAGGTCGCCCGGCACGCTCGGCATCATCGGCGCGCCTTCCGGGTAGGTGCCGTCGGCCAGACGCTTGACGGCCGGGCTGGCCACCAGCTTGATCGCGTCGTTGGCGTCGAGACACCAGACGACCAGTCGCGCCTGCAGGTCGGTCAGCGTGATAGCGGCGCCCGTCACGGCATCGGTGGTCGGCGTGGCGACACCCGAGTCCGCAGCATGCGTGTAGGCCTTGCCCTTGATCGTGTAGGGCGTGGCCGAGCTGCTGTTGGTGGTGGCGCCGGCCGAGATGCCGGTCAGCGCCGCGTTGCCGAGCATCATCGTGACGCCGGCCAGAGCATTTGCATCCATGTTGATTCCTTCCTCGTGCGCCGGTTACAGCGCGTTTGCGTTGGGGATGAACGGGCCGGTGATCGGCACGTAGATGGCACCCGGGGCGACAGTGACATCGCCGAGCGGCGTGGTGCCGCCGACGAAGTTGCCGGTGCCCGTCGGGTTGATGGTCACCATGCCGACTGCGCAGAAGCCTTCCGGGGTCTCCGGATACTTCACCGCCGCCAGCGTCGCGCCAGCCTGCCCCATCCGCGCGGCCGCATTGCCTGCAGCATCGAGGTAGAGCACGAAGACGTTGAACGTGCCGTTGACGACAGTGCCTGCGAGCGTCCACAGGTTGTCGGTGGCCGCCTTGAGCACGGTGCGACCGTTGACCGTGTAGCGACACGTCGTGGTCGACGAGCGCACTGCGGTCGTGGTGGTCGCGATCGCGATCGTGGTGGCCGTGATGACGGCAGAACCGAATGCCGCGAGGATCGCGGTCAGGAGAGGGCGCAACGCCTTCTCCGTGCGCGAGTCCGGCACTTGGTTCAGCCACTGGCTGAGAGTTTCTTGCATTGCGCCCTCCGGCTGTTAGATGTTGGTCGCGCCGACTTCAGCGACAGCCATCCAGCCCGCGTTGAGGATCATGGCGTTCATGTAGAACTTCGCGCCGATGTACCCACGCTGGCCGAGCGGGTCGTTCTTGTCCTTGGTGCCGGGCGGGATGTAGGTCGGATCCATCCCGTTGTTCATGCCGCGCAGCGCCAGCTGGCCCCACGCGTCACGACCGGCGACGACCACGGGGTAGACGTCGGGGTTGGTGCCGGTGGTCGACACCAGCTGGAAGTTCGCCGCGGTGACCGAGGTCGCGGCATCCGCATACGCCGACAGCTCGGGCGACAGGATGAAGCGATAGTTCTCGCAGCTGCCCAGCTCCAGCTCGTGCACGGGCTTGCGCTGGCCGTACTCGGCGACCACCTTGAAGTTCGGCAGATCGCGGATGTCGTTCTCCAGATCGGTGCTGGCGAACACGAGGTACGCAGCTTCGACCGGGGTCGTCGCGAAGTCGGCAGAGGGAGACAGCACGGAGGTCACGCGAGATGCGTGGTTCGCCGCAAGGTTCTTCGACATGCGACGCAGGAGAGCCAGCGTCAGCTTGCCGTTGACGGT